CCATTGCCGACTGCCTCAATGGAGGCCGGACGGCTGTCATACATAGCACGCTGCATAGAATTGTGGTTTGATGATTTTATGAACTAAACGATAAGAATTTGACACCTTGAACCAGCCCAGCCAACTGCATAGGGCTTGTCGATACGCCTCTGCCGTGATTCTGTGTCTCCTGTTCAGCTTTGCAGCTGCACGGCAAAAGTTCTGCTTGATATATTTCCGGACCAACGTCTGCTTGTGGTAAAAAACAAATCCGAGGAAATCAACTCCTCGACCGCTCTTGTCGTACCGATTCTCGGCCACGCGGAAGATCTGCTCATTTCCTTTGAGTTCCAGCCCAAGCTCGGCCAGCTCAGCCTTTATGTATTCCAGCAGATCGCGCAGCTCCTCTTTTGTAGCAGCAAAGAACGTCATATCGTCCGCATACCGGATATAATACTTTACACGCTTTACCTCCTTGATTTTATGGTCGAAATAGGTTAATACAACGTTTGAGAGATATTGACTCAGGTAGTTTCCTATCGGCAAGCCTTCATCAGACTCGATTATTACGCCCAGAAGCCAAAGCAGCTCTTTGTCTTTGATTTTCCGCGCAACAATACGTTCCATAACCTCATTCTTGACGGAAGGATAGAATTTCTTAATGTCAATTTTGAGGCAGTATTTCGTCCCTTCTACGTCTTTGAGAGCCTTCTTCACGGCCTTCATAGCACCGTGAATGCCCCTTCCTTTTATGCAGGAAAAAGTGCAGGGAGAAAACATTGGAATCCATATCGGCTCAAGCACATTCATTATGGCGTGATGCAATATCCTGTCCGGATAATATGGGAGTATCTTGATGATTCGCTCCTTCTTCTCCTTGATAGTCCTGACTTTATATTCTGAGTTGACAAACGTATGATTTTTGAGCGATTCGTGCAGGGCAAGCAGATTCTCCTCACGATGTTGGTCGTGACGCTGAATACCTCTCTTGCGCTTCTTTCCCCGACGGGCCTTTTCATCGGCCAGCCGGAGATTATCAAGAGAGATTATCTGCTCATACAAGTTTCCTATTCGCTTCATACTTGTTTGCTTTTCTTAATTGGGGCGGTCGAAAGTGTTTTTTCACTCCTACTAACTCCTTTGGGGTTTCTAAATTTTTCACCAAGAGGTGAGGCCGTTACTCGCAGCATTTCTGCTGAATTTTTTACCTTAGAAAATCATAGGCGAGAACCGATGTTCGCATTCGTATTCGAGGGGGCGTTGTTCGAGTTCGCATACACGAAGCCGTCATTCGCACCGTTATTCGCGTTACCACCGAAGTACACACCACGCTCTGAGTAAGCCAGCCTTTACGTTGTCAACTATTCAAAGAAATACCTGTTCCCAGCAGACCGGAGCGTCACTTTCCGAGGAAACGCTTTTAGCTCACGTATCTTCTGCAGAACATACAGGATATCGGAAGATCCGGTGAAGAATTTTCGAGCTTCATTCTCAGGCGAGTCTTTCTCCGGCTTGATTTTGACCAAGGTCTGACCCTTTCCACCTTTCTCACGGGTGAACTTTGTCTGTACGTCCTCAATAAAATCAATGACCCAAAATGTGGTATTCACGATTTTGGACTGAGTGATTTCGTCGCAGTTGAAATGTCTGCTGTTTTCGTCACGGGGGATATTCAAGAAGCTCAATGAGCCGTCATCTATTCTTTCTTCCATTGTATTCTATTATCAAGAGAGATTAACATATCTTTTCCCTGCTCCCGTGTCCCCTCTGTACGATATGGATAAGCACACGAGGGGACGGGAAACGGGGAACGGGTTACGCAGGTATAAAGCAAAGGCGAGAACCGACGTTCGCAGACGTAAACGAGGGGGCGTAGAGCGAGTACGCAGACACGAAGCCGACACCCGCACCGCGATACGCGGAACCACCGAAGTACACACCACGCAGGGTAACTGCCGACAGAATATTGGTGTAATGGTAGTCGCAGAAATAGGTAGTGGAACCGCCTCCAACCGTATCAGGCATAATCTCGCCTCCGTCACCGAAGATGAGCGTCTTTACATAGCCGTCAGTACGGGCTTCATTACCGACGTATGTATATCCGTCATAGTTTGAATCGTTGAACACTGCCGGATCGGATGCAATATACACCTTGGATAATGGCTCACTGTCAGAAGCTGGTCGTATCTGAACGTTGATTCCGTCGGTCCACTGCCATATATGGGCGAAAGGATTTTCAACGCCTCTGTACCTTGGTACGCTGAAAGACTTGATTACGGTCTGCTCGTCATTCTTCACGTCATACTGCACAACGCCTGTTCTGTTGCCGAGAGAGTCTGTATGGCCGCAGGGCACAAATGGATTGTAGCCGTTGAAGTTGTTCCAAGATGAGCTATCCCAAGTTGAGACTCCGTCTCCGAGTCCTCCCTGATGATACCCGTCAACGGTCAGCTGGGCGTTGTATGCAGCCTGACTATTGAGGGTGGCATACTCAATTACATAGAGCCAATACAGCTCCTTCTGAATATCGTATGTCATACAGTTCCAGCCGCAGTTGTTCTTGCCAGCTGCGCCCCTGTTACGGGCATAGGCACGGAAATTTGTTCTGCTTATAGATGATGCCGGACGGCCAAGAAGTGATTTCGCAAGCTCATCCCACGCAGAGGTATTGCTTCCTCCTCGATAGTCGGCAGTATTGTTGACTACGGAGGCCAGCTTGTTCACGCTGCGCTGCACGGTAGCCTGATATGCTGATACATACTGCTTCGGGACAATATGATAGCCAGGAAGGGCAGTCTGACTGATTCTCACCCTGCGTTTCGTTCCCTGCGTCTCAAATTTACGGTAGTGGGCCGGAATCTCAACCATTACCTGCCCCTGCGAGCCGTCTCTTGTAGATCCGGTCCAATCGGTTTCAGGGAGATATTCAACCACCTGTCCGGAATCGTTGAGCAAACATCCCTTCATAAGGCTATGAATAGGCAGCGACCTGTGCAGGTCGGTATTCCCGATACGGGTGCAGGTAGGTGAGCTTACAGCGGTGTCAAACTCAATTCCGTAGGACATTATATCCTCGAATGTTAAACCGAGGTTCGCAAGTGCGCGAGCCTGTTCTTCGCCCGAAAGAGACTGCACTTGGTCATAGCGGACGGCTCCCTGCATACCACCTATCGCGGTATATGCGCTTCCGCTCCAAATATAAGGCACATTCCCTTCCTTGTCGGTGTACTGCATATCCGTCTCCGGTGTAACTGCGTCCGAATAGACATACGAGCCAGCAGAACCTGTCCTTGTGAGGTAGAATGTTCCGTTATGCATATAGCCGTAGATGATTTCTGCGCTCTCGCCTCCGATAGCGACAAATGCTGAGCCGTTCCAAATGTAAGGAACGTTCGAGTCCTTATCGGTGTACTGAGTGTTCTCGGCAGGCGTTACGGGGCTTGAATAGGTTTCCCCTGACTTGGTGAGGTAGAATGTACCATTGTTCAGATAACCGTAAATGATACTCTTTTGACCTATCTGTTTCCACACATAGGTTTCGCTCTCCAATTCGGTAATGAATGCGTTGCAGAGATTGGCAGCGTTGCTTGGAACAAGATAGATCTTCCCTGTGGTCTGCTCAGAAGCTTGAGGAAGCTCAGAAACTACCTCAGAAATGACCGACCTAAGATACGGAAGGATTGAGGATAAAGACGCTTTCTTTGACTGCCCTTCTGTATATACCTCAAACAGGAGGGTATAGGGGTCAACGTCTGATGCCAACGGAAGGTCGTTGAGACTCTTGCCGTTCTGAAAAGCCTCGATAATCTGTTCGAGGATTGATTCTTGTGCACTTGTCATATTTGTTGATTTTGAGGTTTGATGAACTTGAATACGGGTGTTCCTCCGGAATAGTACAGAGCAATACTGCTACTTGTAATCATCCTGAGGGGAGGAGCTTCTACGTGCTCACGTTGCTGGTGCGCTGCAATGGTGAGGAGCGTTGCATTTCTACGCTGGGTCTTTGCAAGTTTTGGTCTGTGTATCATATTCAATTACTTTGGTTGATTGACTTTCCTGTAAGGTTGGTAAGTGTCAGGGTGAACCCAATCCAAGGTCTGCCGATCGGGTCAAACTCCTTTACGCTGCAGCTTTTGTAACAACAGGCGAACAAAGCACCTTCGCTGCTTGTAAACTCCCGTGCGTTGGGTTTGGAGAGGTCATATAGGAGCGCATCCCAATTGCGCCAAAGCTGGCTGAGACTGTCGGCCCTCATAACGCAATTCAGTTTCACGTCACACGCTTTCATCTTCGGTACGGAAGTGCCGTCGTATATTGCTCCGGCAGTAGAGGGGATATTCCTGAGGAGCGCAGTCTTGACGGCAGCTCCTTTGAAGATTTCAGCCCTGCTCCCCTTGACAACATAAACGCCATAGTCCGTAAGGCTTTTCCCGTCTATTAGATACTGAGAATTGCCAATAATGAAACTCACGGGACTTGGTTGTAGGTAGGTGTAATTCGGCAGGGGAAAATCATCAGCGAATTTCACCGAAAGCGTCTGCAGGGAATCGAGAATATCATACTTGCTATGAGAAACGAGCCTCAGCTGAAAAGAACGTCCGATTGAGCTGAAATTGAATGTATGGTAGCCCCCGTTCGACGACATAGCTGCAAGGAAGCCGTTATAGCCAGCCACGCCCGATCTGCAGTAAAAGTCCATTGTGAACTCCCGTGTATTCAGTACGGGTGCTGACAAGTCGGCCTCAATGCCGTTTTCCTCCTGCCAATCGTTGCTTGGATAAGCTTTGAGAGGCGGCATACAGACAAGACCTGCATAACCATTATTTGCCACTCCCAGCCCCCAGCTGGTGTAAGCGTCAACGTTGTCTATGTATAAATCTCCCGTCATAAAATGATTGCATTATCATACACCGTTTTGACGCAGGCCGTTCCACGACCTTCTTTGACGAAAGCAACGGCCCATTGCCTTGCAGTCAGGACGGCCCTTGCTCCGTGCATCAATACGACAGAATGAGCCTTGTTTGTGTCGCAGTTGATATTGGCAACCGTCCGACCAATAAGAATGGCGTTCGTAGGGTTATCAAGCTGAATGTTCCCAGCGTCGATATACACCTCATACCTTTCAACTCCGTGTTGCTTGAAAAAACGGACGGTTGAAAGGTTGGGGAAATTGTTTTTCAGGCAGAACTCTATACCCTGAGGGGATTTGAAAAGCTGCACTATTTCGGCCAGATCCTCATTGCCCTTAAACAAGTCACAGGCTCCGAGTAACTGAGCCTGACT